TTATCCCCGATCCCCGATCCCCTTGCTGAAGCCTGTTATCCCCGATCCCCGATCCCCTTGCTGAAGCCTGTTATCCCCGATCCCCGATCCCCTTGCTGAAGCCTGTTATCCCCGATCCCCGATCCCCTTGCTGAAGCCTGTTATCCCCGATCCCCGATCCCCTTGCTGAAGCCTGTTATCCCCGATCCCCGATCCCCTTGCTGAAGCCTGTTATCCCCGATCCCCGATCCCCGAACGGACCAGGTGTGTATAACGTTTGTATAACCTGGCGGGATTAAGTAACCCGCCGACGCCCTCGGATTATTCCCCTCTCATATTGGTATCATTTTTTCTCTTTCGGAGTTTTACTACAAGGTTTCACTACGATATTGCGACAGTGGTATGGTAATGAAGGTTTGCTGGTTGTGGCGCATTTATTCCGAGGCAAAAGGCTCGAAGGGTTGAGGTGGCTTAAAAATTCTGGTAAAAATCCAAAGCCCCCAGATTATAGTATGGGGGCTGGTGGTATTCTATGTATTGTTATTTTTCAATGTTTCTATGGTTCTATTCTTTTCATTGATAATGCGTCTGGCGCGTCTTATTTCGCTTTGCAGGGATTTGATGCGCTGTTCAAGCTGATGTTGGGGCACTCTGATGTTCCAATTTCCGACATCGTTTGTTGCGGAGCATTCCTTGCAATAGACAACGCCAAGCGATTCTTCTGTGGCGATATTGGTACTTCCGCAAAACGGACAGGGTTTCATTTGTTTCTCCTCTTCGATCATAGCAATCTCTCCTGTTTAGGTTGGTTGATATAGTGGGTAATGCGTTCTGTGGCGTCTCTGTAGTAGTCGTCTTCCCTTTCAATCCCGATAAATCTCCTTCCCTGCAGAACACAGGCAATTCCAGTCGTTCCGCTTCCCATAAAGGGATCAAGCACTATTCCACCTGTAGGTGTGGCGGTAAGCGTTACCAGATGTTCCATCAGGCTTATCGGTTTGACGGTTGGGTGTTTCGCTGGATTGCTTAGCCCAAACTCTTTCTCTGATTTTGACGCTTTTGCACAATAAAAAAATCGAGCAGCAGAACCGTTGTCGTTATAATTGCTTGGGGCTTGTGGTTTGTCTCCATTAAACATGGATGTGTCTCTATTGTGATACTCTCTACCAGCATAGGAGTACGGTTTTCCGCCATTGCCGATATTACTATCGGGAAACAAATCCCACACCTCTTGACTATCATCAATCAAAAGATTCGCTGGATAGCGCCCTTTTGTGTTTTCTTCCTGTTCGTAATCTGGCTCAACAATTTGCCCAAAGCCAGACCATGATTCGAGCTTATTAATCGGAATAATTTCGTCCGTCTTAATGCGTGCACCCTCAATGTTAAATCCAGCAACACCCCACTTCAAGGCATTATCGACATAACTTTTGTCAACTGGTTTCATCGCAATCACGATTAGCTCAACTGCTGGCTTGAGCGCAGTCCTGTGATTTTGCCACAAGGTTGCCTCTGGCGTAACTGGTACGTCGTCTTTTTCTCTAACTGCACCAGCTCTTTTGTCCATTCCCTTACTTATGTTGTAAGCCTTTGGGAATCCACTGTTTCCAGTAATGAATATTTTCCCATTTCTTCTTGCAACAAATGCACCAGTCGGAACTTCTACGCACCAAATTTTACCCCTATAGTCAATCGGAGTTACTTTTGCTCTTGTGCTTCGTACAGTTTGTGCTCCCGATTGTTCTTGAACAACATAAGATTCTCTATTCTGTTGTCCGACGGATTGTGATTGATATGGTGTACCGTTTCCGTCCTTGACAACGGTCTGCCAAGAGATTGCGCCACTACCAATCGGTGCTCCATTACATACCCGTCCTTTCGTGCCATTGCCCGATATTCCTTCGGACATCTTATGTATTTTACGCCCTGATAATTTCCGTGAACTCTCTTCAGGGTAACGCCCCCTTTCCATGCTGGATTGTTTGCTCCGCTCATTTTCTCCACAAAACCAGCCAAACTTTTTTCTGTCCACGCTGGTCTCGAAAGATGCGCTATGCCTCTCATGTGATCTGCCTTTGCTTTTGATGAACAACTTCTGGAACAGTAATGAGATGATTCTGGTCTTTTTCTTATCCAAGCATCTGGTTTGTAAAATTCTTTTCCGCAGGTCGCGCATTTTACCAGTGTCATCTTTCTGTCTTTCATTGAAATTGTTCTGCCAGTTATTTTCTTCGCAGAACTCTTTATCGCGCACTCTTTTGAGCAGGTCTTGTTTCTTAATGCTTGCTCTGGTGTTATGGTTGGGTATACTTTCTGGCAAATCTCGCAAACTTTCCAGAAAGGGTACACTCTCTTCGCGTTGAAGTGTTTCGGCGTAAGCGAATACTTTTCTTCCGCCTCGTTCAATAATGCAGCGATGATTTCTGGAGACGATTTGGTCTGTATAATCCGATTGTATTCTGTAAGCGGTATGCTCGTTTTCATAGATAAATAACCTCGTTGGTCGATGAAACTCAAATGTATCTTTATCTATATCATAGCACAGCACATCGTGTCCGTCAAGCCATTTATGGTCATCTGGCACTTGAATCCATCCGCGACTTGTCAATATTTCCGTGTCTTCGCTCAAACAACCATGTGCCCACACTGCACAATCCATCACAACAAATCCAGCATCTTCAACAGCACATGCCATTCTGTGATAGGTGCGCGTGCCACCAAAGGCTAAAAGGTACGCACCAGGTTTTAGCACACGATACACCTCTGCCCATGTTTCTGATCGAAAGGCAATATCACCACCATCCCATTCCTTTCCCATAAAGCCAGCACTTGCTCTCGCGAATACACCATCTGTTCCGTATTTCGCTGGCGCTGATCCTTCTTTGCCAAATCGCTTGACAATTGAAGTGAGGTGGTAGGGCGGATCGGTGATACAGGTGTCAACGCTGTTTTCGTCAAGTGTTCTGAGAACCTCGACCATATCACCTTTGTACAATGTTGTATTTTCGTTCAGCTTATCCATAAGTCTCCCTTATAACAGTCTCGGTTGCATTTGTACTTCTTTGATGCGCCGTTCAGCAATAGCGAAGTAGGTTTCGTCCATTTCAATGCCGATGAAATCACGACCCTCGTTTATACAGGCAATGCCTGTTGTACCACTGCCCATAAAGCAGTCCAGAACCATGTCACCCTTGTGACCGAATAACTTAAGACATCTTGTCGGCAGCTCAACTGGAAACTGGGCAGGGTGCTCTTTCGTAGAACCGATTGACCAGTTTATTTTCCAGTATCCTCTCGTCCAGTCAATAAACTCTCTTTTTTCTATCGTCGTTTCACCGCCTGCCTTCCTGTCCGTCTCTTTATAGAATACGTAAAGCATATGAAAGTTGGGTATGGTATATACCGCATCCGCCTTCATCCAACTGCCCCACGCACACTCGTTTGTCTTCCTGTGTTGTAAGCCGATTTCGCTGTACAGGGACAATCCAGACCTGTACGCAGCGCTTTGCCAAATAAATGACATCGGAAAATTCCTGCCACTACCGCCAACTTCGGCACAAACCCTGCCTCCAGCTTTCACCAGCGGGTAGATCGTGTCCATTACACTATTCGCAAAGTCCATATATTCGCTAACGGGGAGCTTGTCCGCCTCCCTTCCCTTGTTGCCGTAATCCACGCCGACATTGTACGGCGGACTGAATACCACCAAATCAACGCTGTTGTCTGGTATTCCCTTCATAACCTCTAAGCAGTCGCCTAAAATCAGTTCAACGGTCATTCAGCCTCCTTCGGGTATGTTTCTATATCGTATCTCAATTTTTTCATCAGTTCTTTCCGCCTTGTTTTGCTTGCGTTAAAATAAACATAACGGTGCTTGCGCGGTCTCTGAGCCATGCTGAACCTGTCACCATAGATTTCCTCAATTTCCTTTCTGCTATATCTGTTGGCGAATCCCTTACCGTGATATTCAAGCCCGTCAACATGCCATTGAGTCCGCTTTGCGGATAAGCCCGTGTAAATAAAATTTGCTGCCTGATAGACAATCCCTAAATGTCCCTGCTGTATGTCTGCATAGGATACAACAATCTCTTTGTCAACCATTTTCAGCGTTTGTGAGATGAAATAGCTGGCGGTATTTTTGGGGGCGTTGTCATTAATCCACAGGCGATTGAGTTCAATAACATTGCGCTCTTCTTCTTTACCACAA